ACCAAACAACATTGGGCTGACAATCTGATGACCTGCAAAGATGTTAGTCTGTATTAACGTATCAACATTTGCAAAATCTTCCTTTGTCAAATCGCTTTGCCCTAAATCTTCAACTATTGGCTTTTGGTCTGCTCTGTCAACAAAAGAAAGGATTAACTTCTTTCCATCGCTACCAGTAAATCTATCGCTAAACCTTCTTTCAATATTTCTTTTCTCATCAGGTGTAGGCTCACCATTTGGAAGCGTTACCAATTTTGAAGCACTAAAGCCTGTCTGAGCATTACCCAAAACGTGCTTTGATACTTCTATATCTGATTCAATGTAATTTAACGCACCCATGTAACCCGGCAAGCTGTATGTTTCTAATCCGGGTCGGTATTCCTTCATGTAAAGAATCTGTCTACCCTGCCTTAATTGGCTATTAAAAGCATTAATAACAACAGCTTCTTCCTTCCTATCTTGCCAATCGTTCTTAAACCAAAACTGCGTATTGTCTTTGTTTGTGCGAATTTTAGTATAGTCAATATGCCCAACAGAATAAAGCTGCCCACCTGCTGCACTCCAAATAACCTCCAAATATGCACCACCAAAAACCTCAATATCTGTGCTGACCTTACGGGTCAAGTCTGCTAAACTTTCGTATTGGTTAGGTTTTTTGATAAAAGATTCAGCTACTGGGTCGGGTTCGGTAGCCTTCCAGCCATTGCCTGTAATATAATTAACCTTGCCTTTTACTATTGCGTTATGCTTTGCTGATTTATTGTAAAGGTCAAGCAGGTATTTAGGGTAGTCGTTATGATAACCGAACTCCATATACCCACCATAAGTACCCTTTTTTTCTCGGTACTCCGGTTGCCTTGCCTCTGCAAATTTTAATATAAAAAGATTATCCATGTGTTACAAATTCCGTTTCTGTTTGGTAGCTAACATACTCAAAAGCCTCTGCCTCATTCAATCTCATTATCCCTTCTTCCAATAACCCACCAGTCTTTGCCTCATCCCTATTTGTTGCACTTGTCTGTTCGTAAATATAGTACCGCCATTCACCCGATGGGCTATTGCTGAAGTAATTATTTACTACAAGGCTAAACTGATTGTACCTGTATTTATATGCGCTTGTATCTGCTGCATTTAGCAATACAAAACTAACCACTTGCTCAGGCATTCTGCTTTTAAATACGAACAAATAATTCGGGGCTGCCAAAGTTTGCTTTTCTGTCAGCGTTAATATTATTGTTTCTGTATTGCCTTTCTTTATCGTTATCATCTACACCTAAATAGTATATTCGGCTAATTTACGCAAAAAAGGCTGCCCGAATTGGACAGCCCTTTAGTATTTCATGGGTTAGTTATTACAATCCAATAACAACTGAAGCCTGAACTTCAGGAGCAAGCGCAGGTTCTGTACCTGTAAAGGTCAAGCTGTAACCATTTCTGTCACCACCTGCAACACCTGTGGCAGCTGAACCAGTTGTTAAGTCAATACCATTTTGCAAACCTAAAAGCCAGTACTTGTTATTTTGGTCTTGCACAATCGCCATCAGCGTATTTTGAGCAAGAAGCAAAATTTCGTTCCGGGTGTTAGCCTGCATCTTGTTAATGATAATGTTCAGTTCAGGAGCATACTGAACAGTTCCGTTTTCTACTGTGCCTGTGATATTCTCGGTAAGGCTTGCAGTATTCTTTACCAAATTATACTTATACCAGTTCGAAGTATCGGTTATAGCAGTTACCACTCCCGAAGCCTGTGTTACAGTTGTAACATTGGCATGAGCGATAAACCACACAGCTTTCACGCCACCGATACTATCCCGGCAATCTAACGTAAATCCTTGTGTTAATACGCAGGGCATATTTTTTGATTTATTATTTTAAAAAGTGGGAGCAGTTATTAGCTGCCCCCGTTTATCTTTAGATGAAGAACTTCACAATCTCGTCAGGGAAGGCGAAGTTTACACCAGCCTTAAACTCGTTAACATAACGAATTTGGTCAGCCTCTTTAGCATAGAAGATTTCAAACCTTTCTTCTTCGTTCAGCAAATCAGTACCCATGTACAGGTTGCTAATTCTTGCAGCTACCAAATCATTTGTTCCGTTCAAACCTTGAACAGCTACAACCTTTACAGTCGTACCGGGCAGAAAAAATTCGCTGTCGGCTTTGATGTCAAGATTGTAAGCGAACAGGTTAGCATTTTTCAGAGCGATAGTGTAAAGCCTGAAAGTATCCATGCCGCAGAAAATAGTGATGTCATCCTTTGCTACAACCTTTGCAGGGATTGCTGTGTAGATTGCATCAAATACGCTGATAACATTTGATACAGTTATTGAAGCTATCGGACCACCTGAAATATAAGTGGAAGTGTTAGCGTTAACAACAGAACCACCAGCAGCTGTTATGAGCTTCAAAAGCCCATCAAATTTATTAAGATTACCATTTGCAGAAGCTGTATCACCTTGCCACAGCGCAATCTCCATTTGCTCGGCAACTTTTTCAGCTTTCCTGTTGCTGTACTGCTCTGCAAAAACCATGTCGGTATAAGTAGAACCTTGTGGTAGAGCATTTTGCAAAAACTTGCTTTCCAAATCTTTCAAACAAAGTGCCTCATTGATTTTAATCTTACCAACAGTTACTGCACGCTGGGTAAAGGTAGTTGTACCTGAAGCGTTAAAACCGCAGCTTGTACCTGATTGGAAAAAAGCATCGGTGTCCATGATAGTAATGTTTTCAGCAGATTTAACACCTACCAAAACGTTACCTTGATTCTTAATCAAGTTTGCAGTCTTGCTGCCGAGTACAGAACTTGTTACCAGTTCTTTCCAGTTGTCTTTGGTATAAGCTGCCAAAGTTGATACGTCAAAAGCCATTGTTATTGATTTTTATTTGTTATTAAAATTGATACTACTTTTTAAGATTTTTTGCCATGTCTAAAAACTTGTCAATCTTGCTTTGCTTGCTTTCTACAAACTTGTAAGATTTATCAGCCTGTGGCAATGGGTCAACAGATGGAGTATTACAAAGCCCTACAACTACATCAGTTAGTTGTGTAATTGCAGAAGCAAACTTTTCAGCTTGTGCAACAGATGCACTTTCTACCTGCGAAAAATTTGATTTCATGGCAGAAAGTTCCGCTTCCATTTCAGCTATCTTCTTTTTCATCATTTCCTTTTCCTCATCTACTTTAGCTTCCACTTCAACTTCAACTGAAGGGGCTGCTTCGGGTACAGATACGCTGGTAATAATTCCAGCCTCGTCTACTACAATTTTTGTACCATCAGCAAGTTCATGCTCTCCAGCAGGTGCAGGAGATAGGCTGCCATCTTCACCGATAACCTCAACTTTACCGCCTACTTCTAATTTGTCTATATTTACTTTCGTGCCGCCCATAAGGACATATTCAGCCAATGCCAAGCCGGGAGCAGCCGCTGGCAGTTCGCCTGCTTCGGCAAACATGGCTTTGATTTTGTTTAGTGCTTCTAAAGCTGTCATATATAATATTTACAACTAATTAGTAAGCAGTAAGGATATAGGCAAAATAGAAAACCCCACCCGTAGAAACGGGCAGGGTTCAACCTACTGCACAAAACAGAAACCTAAACCAAACTTAAAATTTCAATAATCTTCTGCATCATTTGTTCTTCTTTGCTAACTTTCTGTTTGTAAATAAAATCACCTTCCACGCTAAAGCCTAAAACCTCACCGCTTTTTATCTTTTCCCACGTTGCATCATCGTAAACTTTATAAGAACCAAACCAACTACCATCGGGTACGTCATCAAATCCCTTCATTGCTCTTACGCCTCGCTTGCTGTCTTTTATCCAGCTTTCGAACATGGTAATACCTTCAAGCTGCTGTCCGCTGTCGTGCATAAGGTTAACATTACTTTGATAACCTTTACGGAAGAACTTTTGCGCTATCTCTGCAATAGTTTGCGGACTGAAGACCACGTAGTATTCCTGTACCCCGTCATTTCTATAAATTGGCGTATCTGCCAACATGAGAACCCCTGAAATAATGCGCTGTTCTTCGTCATCTATTTGGAAGCGTTGCCTATCTATTTGCTTAAGTTTTCTGATTGCCCACTCTATGCCTGCATCGCCTCCCCAAGAATCCCACATAAGACCACCACAGCCTTCTGAATATGGCACATCTTTATTTTGCTGATGCCTTTTAAAAGATGCCATACGGGCTATGGTTTCCCTTGTTAGGTTCTCTTTGTTAGCGATTTGGTTAGCCCTTGCCTTTCCTGTTGCCTCACCACAGCTTCCCCATCCGTTTTCATCTGCCCATTTTAACGCACGCTTCGCATTATTTACAGCTGCCTCCGGGTAATCGTTCCAGCTATCCTCTGCAAACTTCAAAAAGTTACGCTGTACAGCAGGGCGGTCAACCAAAGCAACAAAGTCAACCTCTGCGCTTCCATCTATTGCCTCGTCTATTTGCAATTCGTAAATCGGTAATTCCTTTTCCATGTCATTAGTTTAGCCGAGCCTTGCAGCCCTTGTTATTCTGATAAGTCTTTCCTGATTGTTATTTATATCTGATTCCAAAACGTATGCCCTATTGGTTGCGCTACCCATCCGGTTAATTGTTTGGTTATCCAATTGGGTAACTGTTGGCAATGCCGCCTGTGGTGCGATTGGTGCAGCCCCTGTGTTGATAGAAGGTACTGCTGCGCCTCCGCTACCTTGTCCGGGTATCTTTACAGCTGCTATTTTCTTAATGTTTGCAATACCTGCCGCTGCTGCAATAGCTGCGTTAATAGGCGCAAGGATTGTGCCGATAAAAGGCACTTCTAAACCCCTCTGATAGGCAAGCACTGCGCTGTTGATTGTGTTAATTGTTGCGCTTGCAATGGCTAATGCTTTACCTGCTGCTGTCTGTTCGCCAATGATATTGGCAAGATTAGAAAGCGCATCCGCTGCCGCTGCTGCCGCATCCATCCGGGCTTGCTTCTCGTCTTGGTCAACCTTAACACGCGCTTCGCTTAATGCTTTATATTTATCGTTATATTCCTGCTGACTAATTAGGTTTTTATCAAGCGATTGTTTCAGTAGCGCTTCTTCTTGGTCATAGGCTGACCGCTTCAAATCAAATTCCCTTTCAGTATTCTCTTTTAATTTTTCCGCTTCAGCTATTTGTCTTTCAGCTGCCGCCATTGCCCTGTCAATAGCCAGCTTATTTATGTTTTCGTCTATTGCGATTATTTCGTTTGCAATAGCCGCCTTTTTCTCTTTGTACTCAATTTCAGCCGCTACCCTTGCCGTAGTGCCTTCAGTCGCAGCGTTAACGTTATCCTCAAGCCTTTTTAGTTCAATAGCCGCCTCGTCTACTGCAATCTGCCGCTTTACTTCCAGCCTTTCTTTTTCGTCTTTAATCCTATCCGCTGCCGCTTTGCGTGCATCTATATCAAACTTGTTTTCTGCCGCTGCCCTTGTCTTGTTTAGTTCTTGCAGTTCTTTGGTTAGTGCAATTTCATTCTGAAGCTGTTCCGACCTTATGCCTGTGATTTCTTCACGCTTACCTTCAAGCTGTGCAATAGCCTGATTAAGTACTATTTGATCGTCTAGGCTCTTTGTCTTATTAAATTCATAACGTGCAGCAGCTACCGCCAATTCAGCCGCTCTTTCCTCTTGCTTTAGCTGTTGCTCTAATATTTTACCGAGCCTTTGATTAGCTGCAATCCTATCCTGCAAACTTGCAAACTCATTATCTCTGATTTGCCTTTGTTCTTCCGCTTGCCTTTTAAACTTTGCCGCTGCCACCTCCGCCTCACTTGCTGCTAACTTTGCGCTATTCCTTAACGCTACACCTTTCTTTGCAGCTTCTAAAGTTTCTTTGCCGTATTCAACTATCGCAGCTGTTGCGCTCTTTACAACTTCAACGCCTTTATCAAAAGCGTCATCTACCCCGGTGAATACATCCACCACCTCTTTACCGAAGTTCTTTGCCGCTTCAGCCGCCTTGTCAAACTCACCTGTAAATACGTTTTTGATAATCTCACCCAAAAATCCATAGGCATCTATTAGGCTTTTAACCCTTTCGATTAGGTTGTTTTTGATTGCTTCACCTAATTCTTTAACGTACTTCATCGGGTCGTTAAAGACCTTCGTAAATAGGTCTACAACCTTACCGAAATTATTTACCACGAACTCCACCAAATCGGAAAGCACCCGACTAATAAACTCACCAGCAACAGCGAAGGCATCGGCTACCTTTTGGTTTTTCATCAGCACTTCCTGCAAGAACTCAAAGCCTCGAACTACCAAACCTATAATGCCTAAAGACTTTAAAGCGTTGCCAATAGATGCAAAAGCACCGCCCGCCTTCTTCGCTCCTGCTTCCGCTTTCTTGGCAGCTTCACCCGTTTGCTTTACGCCTTCTTGCAGCTTATCAACCCCTTGCTGGGCATCTTTGCTGTCAACCGTTACTTTTATGTTTATCGCTTCTTGCTGCGCCATTTATATTAATTCAATTACTTTTAAAAATTCGCACTTTGTCGGTTGCATAGCTATCGGGTTGTAATCTAAAATCCGGTTCAACCGCCACAAGCTTCCGTCTATATATAGCAATTTGCCAAAATCAAGATTGTAGATGTCCGTATCATTCAGCTTAATTTGAGCCGTCAATAGCTTGCTGTCCTTGTCGGTTATCTCTGCGATATATTCACTCCAGTAGCTATTGAATAGGTTTGCAGGTGTGTATTGTTGAACCCTGAAATAGATTTCAGCAGGTGCGCCGAAATTGATATCCGCTGTCGGGTTTAGGTTAGTTTGTGTAAAAGATGCAGTATCAAAATACAAATGCCCTGCATAGCCGTAATCATTGTAAGTTGCAAGGGTAGTGCCTGCGTTTAACATATTCCAACTAACCCGATTAGTTATCTTTTGCGCCTGCAATATCCTTATCACCGAATCCATCGGGTCTTCAGATTGCTTTGTATTGGATAACTTATAAATTGCAGGGTAAATCTTATCTGTGCCTAAAAATTGATAAAGCGGTGAAGCTGCAAATATTACCTCTACCTTTTCCGTCTCTTTCACAAACTCGGTCAACGTGTCCTCTATCCAATCGCCATACCCTTCGTTATATTTCTTCCGGTAGTTTTCCCCGTAGTAGTCGCTATCCGGCTTAAAGGCAAAGTTGTAATATCTTGCATTTAGTTCAGACATAGGTTTAAGGCGCATTGGCTTGCTCCTGTCCATCTTATTACTCCAATCATATTGGGCTGAAGCAGTGTAGCTGTAAAAGTCAATAAATGGCTTTATTACCAGCTTCTTTTCGACAAACTTATCTTCTACAACATAGAGATTAAACATCTTGACAATAGAAGAAAAGAAGTCACGCTGAAAGATGCCTTTTGGTAAGCAATCATTCATGCTTATCACGTCATTATATGCAATAGGCACTTCTACCGGGACTGTGCTGTTAAGCCTAAAGTCACCGCCAAAAGATTGATAGTTGGAAGCGTTAACTATGGAAACTGTCAGCGTGTCCGATTGGACTAAAGGCTGCCCAATTACATCAAGGTTAATACTTACCAGTTGCCCTGCCGCTGTTATGATTCTATCCTCCTGCTTTATTGTGGTTGCATTCCTTTTGAGCAAAAAGCTGACAGTCCTCGGATAACTTGCGCAGGATACCTGCCCCGTAGGTCTTGCAGTGATGTCAATAGTTAGCGGCTCGGTTGCTGTGTATGTTATCGGGTTAGTTCCCGTAAATGACCCGGCAGCTATTACGGTCATCGGTATATTAGTCGGGCTTGCATAGTTGCCTATGGTAAAGTCAGCATCAAATACCTGCGTAGTCAAGCTGTTAATCCGTAGCTGATTGTTAGGTATTACCAACCTATCAAACAAAGCCGTAGAAACTAAAGGAAAGTCCCACGTGTAACCTGAAGCCGTTATTATCTTATTCAGTATTTCACGCACATAAAAGGCAGGGCGGAAGGCTTTAAAGTCGAAATCTACCTTGTTGCCGCTCAAACCTCCGTAATCAATAAGCGGAAAGTAAATACCGCCTCCTGTGACATTGTTCCAACTGTTTTGGATATTGGTATAATTCCATGCTATGTTATACGCTGAAAAATCAAGGTCTTCTATTCTGTTGTTACCCAATGCAGAAACAAAGCCGCCTAACTCACCAAAGACAGCGCATTCGTATTCAATCAGCCCGTTATCTATAACAATTTCCAAAAGCCTTAAAACGCCTTTGAAGACCTGTATTTTGTCTATCAGAATAACGCAGCGGGCAGTCGCAGCAGGATTAAAATTATAGCCATAGTTCTGCTCGGCAGGGTCATAAGGTGTTGACCTGTTGAAATCAAAAACGTGTCCAAATATCTTGTTATTGTTCGCATTGCCGGGTAGGATAATCGTTTTGCTGAAGGAGGTGTTACGAGTGCCGAAGTCCTGTATCTCATCTATTGAGTAGGTCAGTTCTGCGCTTATATCCTGCGTTAAATCAAGCCGCTGGTCTTCTATGTAAATTTCCGTTCTCATCGGTACTGCGAATTTACAGCGTTTGCATACTTAACCTCTAACTCCATAAAATTTGCCTTATCAGCATACTGAACCTTTGAAACAAAATTGCTGCTTGTTACCACTACCGGGTAATGATAGCCACCTGCTGTAAGATAAATTTCTGGGCTGCCTATTAAATCTTTAAGCCAGTTGTAATTCTGAACGTTTAGCATTGCTGACCGCAGCTGAAACAATACATCTTGTTTGGTGTAAAATGATATAGAACCGGGATTGATTCGCTTGTAGCTGTCATAGTAGCGCATTGCCAAAGCGGAGGCATTGTATTGGTATTTGTCCAAAGCATATTCTTGCCGTTCATAATTACGTACTTCCCGATTTACCAATCTAAAACCGAAGCTATCATAACCGCCTAAACTATTTTGAAAGGTCAATACAATAGGCGTAAACTTCGCACCACAGGCTAAAGTTACTGTTATTTCTGATGAATCAGTTCCACCATAGTTAATCTTTACCCTGTAACCATAAGCAGTTGAAGGGATGAAGGTAGTTCCTAAAGCTGTATTAATTGCACCGGGTGAAATATCCATTAACACAAAATTCCCTAAAGAAACAGAACTGGTGCTTGATGGGCTGCCAACTGTGTTACCTGCTTCGTTTATTACCCGAATGGTTGCCGTAGTGTTTATATTCCCACCAAAGACATTAGCCCACGAAATAAATAAAGGGTCAGTATATCCGCATTCTATTTTTGTAGTATCTCGAAAAGTTAACCAGTTGCTTACCCTCGTTCCGAAATAACTTGTTGATGGGTCTCTGAAGACAGGTGCATAAAAGTTATAAGCCCTATATGTTGCATTGGTTAAGTTCGTGTAGGTAGTTCCCCCGTATTCTTCCCCGTATTGAATTTGGTAGCTAACGTAAATATCTGCTCCGTTATATGAAAATATGGTAGGTGTAGCGTTTGGCTTGAAGCCTGAAGCTAAATAACTGCGAACAATCCCAGCAGCGTTAAATATACCCTTTGAAGTTGCCGGGTCAGGGAATTGCTTAACCCTTGCAATTAGTACTGAATTTATATAAACATCGTACACAAACTTAAAGTTAGCTTGTGCCACGTTTGTGCTGGTAGTTACAAACCAAAGGTCATCGTGTGCCGATGGGTAGGATTCAGGTGTGCTGTTAACTGTTATCGCCATAATTACTTATTCTCACTATTAATTAGCGCATTCGCTTGTTTTATGTACACCCTGACATCGGAAAGGAAAGCAGACCCCACAGCCGCCACAAACTCATCACCGAAATATTTCCTTACAGCTGAAGTGAAGAAATCAGTTTTTGGCAGACCTCTTTTCTTTATTGCCGTAGCTATTTGGTATGCCGTTTGTCTTTGTACATCAACATTCCCGACAGATTGACGTTTTCTTTGTAACCCACTCAAACGCTTGCGCTGGTCTTCATTCCTGCTGCTTATGCCGTTACGCTTTACCCATTGCAGCATAGCATCAACCATTACCCCGTCATACTTTGGTCGTGCAGATTTGAAGCTAAAAGGACTATCTGAAGGCTCACCGGATAAAAAACCCTTAACGCCCTGATTGACAAATGGTGCATAATTAGCCGCCTCGCTGTTTAATGGGTATCCTGCTTCTATTGAGTAAACGCCTTTGTTATTTACAAGGTCGCCTGCACTAACTGATTCAGAAAGCGTGCCTGTGTCTATTTTATTTGCCTTGATTAGGTTTTCCTGCACCTGAAGCAGGAAGTTACCTACTACTTCAATCAGTAGCCTTTCTGTTACTGGTGCTTTGCGTTTATCTGCGTAGTTTGTTTTGTCATTGCCAAGGTCATCAAGGTATGCCTCATTCAATAATTCAGCCTGCAAAGATTTAAGCGATTGTTTTGCCACGTGCCTTTTTATTTAAATAGTCATCATGGGCGTTTTTAGCCTTTAGATAAGCTAAATCGTTCAGGAAGTGCATAGCACTCATCTTGTAGACATCTTCCAAAGAAACCCGCTCAAATTCGCTTACAAGGTGTGCTTGGTATATCCACCCGTACTGCTGAAGGAAAGGGTGAGTGCCTTCTCTATCAGTTGGTTCATCTTCTCCGTCTTCTTGCTCAATGCCGAATAAGGTTGGATAATTTTCATCAAGTTGTCGAATGTTGGATAAAAAAAAACCAGCACTCCCATTGCTTCTTCAATGTTTGCAGCTTTCAATCTTTCTGCATCCTTTTCAAAATCAGAAACTTTCGGTTTCTTTTTTACTATCCCATATTTAAGCTGGTGCGTATAAACCGCTAATAGGTTGTGGATGTTGCCAACAAAATCCTGCATAAAGTATTTTGTTTCAATGTACTTGCTGGTAACAAAATCGGTAAAGGTGTAATCTACCCCGTAGAAATAGCCTTTGCAGTATAGAATAGTTCTGGGCCTTGGGATTATTTCGGTTTTCAGAAAGCCCAACTGCTCAACATACTTTGCCATCTTTAGCGGCTTGAGTTGGCGTACTTGATTAATAGTTAACCCGAAAAGCACAGCTATTGTCTCCTGCGTTGCTTCTAAATCGCTTAAACCCATTTTACCGATTTCGGCAAGCTGTTGATATTGTCCTACTGTTACATCTTTCCAAGTCATGCAAATGAATATTTACCCTTGTTACGATATTGGTTAACGTGCTGATTGGCTAAAGCTAAAGCCATAACCGCATCATCTGTGAAGCCCGAAGGTGCAGAATAACGAACTCCTGTGCTGTGGTATTGGTATTCGAATACCTCTAACTCCTGCGTAATTATGCCGGAAGGGAAAGTTATTTTCCGCTGATGAATAGCCGCTTGCAGTCCTTCCATTAGTTGTTGCTTGCTTGTTTGGCTGAACTTAAAGCCTGTAACCTCCAGCCCATCGTGCTGCATCTCCTCCGTTATCGGGTCACCTACTCCGGTGCTGTCTATCAATATGGGTGCTTTAGGTAGTAGCTTTATTTTCTGCTTTGTAGTTCGCCAATCGTTTTGGAATCGGTCAAAGTAACAAACCGCACCCATTCTATCCATCCCGATAATAACAGTCCAGTCCGTAGATTTAGCAAGGTCTATTCCGTAGACTGCCGGGGCTTCCGTACTAATCGGGTAGGTACATTGCTGAATAAAAGCACTACCGAAAGGATTAGCCGCATTCTCCATCGGGTTAGCCATGTATTCCTGTTCGAATACCGCTTCGGGAAGCTGTGTCCTTGCGTCATCTATCTCCGTTTTGTTTATGTGTGGGTTATCGTAAGTAGTAAACCTGAACGCTTCCCAATCCTGCTCACCACCTTTCATAAACAGGCTATAAAAGTAGTTTTTACCCTTTGGAGTAGAAAGGAACAAAGCCCGACCAATGTAATCGGTTAGGGTTGGGCGTATCGAATTTAACCACCCATCTTCAAGATTCGGAATAAAAGAAGCCTCATCTACTACAACAAGGTGAAACTTTCGACCCCGTAGATTATCAAGTCGCTCACCTGTAAAAAATTGGATGCTGCCCTTTGTTGGTAGGCTGATGGTTAGTTCTGACCTATTAGCCGGGAAAGGTACAGCCTTTGCAAGTTTATCAAAGAAAGTCTTTGCAAGATTGTACGTTGGTGTAATGTATGCCACCTGATGCCCTTTGAGTGATTCGGTTATTATTTCGATTTGTGATAGTTCTGATTTCCCGAACCTCCTGCCACACATAACCACCCTAAACCTTGCAGATGATTGCAGGATAGGAAGCTGGTTAATATGTGGTTCAGGAAGTTCTATCCTCATAAAATAGTCTTCCCGTTTACAAATACCACCTCTATTTTCCCGTCATTGGTTACCTCTGCCGTTTCCTTTGGCTTGCCGTAAACCCTCGTTAAAAGCGTTTCCAATGAGTAAAGGCTACCTTTCTCTAAACTTTTCCGCATCGCACTTGCTATTGTTTTTTCCAATATCGTAGCCTGTGGATTTTCATAAACCCCTTTCAGTTCCTGTATATCCATTGCCATCATGTTCTGAATAGTATCATTTATCTCGGATAATTTATATCCTGCATCTTTCAGAAGGCTAACGTACTTCCTCGGTCTTCCGTTTGGGTTTCCGCTTTCGCCCTGCTTAAATTGGTTAAGATGTTCGTTCTTTATTGGCATAGCCTGTTATTTGCCTGTTTTGATATATTTTATCCCGTTCCTTTTGACCTCCAAAGTCGGGTCAAGTTTTATCATCCTGTCCACTATTACCTGACAATATTTTGGGTCAAGTTCCATTAAAAATGTCTTAATTCCTTTCTGTTGACCAGTTACCATAGTAACTCCGCTACCTCCAAAATAGTCTGCCATTGTTTTTATAGTAGACTTTGTTTTATCAATACACCACTCAACAAGTGAAACTGGTTTTTGTGTTGGGTGTACTCTATTAGTCTTTTCAGATGCTTGGGTAAATTGTCTTACAACGCTTCTTATATTAGTCCACGCTAACTCACAATCTGTTTGGTCGCTTCCTCCATTGTTTTTATCCCAAACTAACCAGCATTCACTATCAGGCAATGCAGATGAGTAATAATTTGCCCCCCACCATATATGATGTGCTTTAGGATATAATGAATAAATCAATGTAAAAGAATCTTTTGCAACCTCTGCATCATCATCCCCAAGAATATCTGTCCCGTACTTTTCTTTCAATACTCCACTTTTGCTCACTGCATTCATTCCATAAGGCGGGTCAGTATGTATTAAATCAGGATTGTTTCCATTCATCAAGATATTAATATGGTCAACATCAATACTGCTACCACAAAGCAACCGATGCTCACCTATTTCAAACAAATCACCAAGAACGATATCGGTATCTATACCCCCATCGGGTACATCAAAATCATCTTCTTCCGCTTCAAGCACTTCCGTTTTAAAATCCGGTATATCTAACCCCCAATCTGTCAACTGTTCTGCATCCCAATTATTTGCAAGGTCTTCCCAATCCCACTCACCAAATCCCACGTTATCTTTTATGATAAACTGCTTCTGCTGTTCTTCTGTTAATTCATCCGCTTTAATTATATCCACCTCTTTCAGTCGTGCTTCCTTGCAAGCCTTTAGCCTCATATTACCACCCAGCACTACCATATCAGCGTTAACTACAATAGGTCGCAGGCTTAACATCTCCGGAAATTCCTGAATGGATTTCACAAGCTTTTTAAACTTATCATCTTTTATCAGCCTTGGATTGTTCGGATTCGCTTTTACATCGGCGATTTTTACTTTCTGTGTGTTCATATCAAACTTTTAAACAGTTGCCCCCTAACATCATTCCACTTGTGCAGGTTATGATTTTCGGTAGCCCACTCATAATTAGTCAATCCGATACTTTTTCTGACCGATTCTGATTTAGCCAATGTCTTGATATGTTTATACCAATCACCCTGTTTTGATACTTTTAAAACGTGTGGACATTCAGAATATGGTGAAACATCCGAAGCTATTACAGGTATCTTCTTGCAAGCTGCTTCCAATACTTTTAGGTTGGACTTCATGCTATTAAACTCTGACCCTACCAATGGCACTAAAGCTGCATCTGCTTCAGCATAAAAATTCATGTATTGTGCAACTGGTAGTGCAGATTTCACATGGCAGCTAACTTTTAGCCCTGCTGTATAATTGTGTACCATCCTATCCCAAATATCTTTGCTCCGGGCATTGCTTCCGTCATAACCGCAAATAGTAAAATGCGTTAACTTGTTTAGTTCTGAATCTGTTGCCACCCTTTTCATTGGGTTATGCAGGATTTCAAGGTCACGTTGGTGTGTTACACCTCCAGCATAAACAAAGCGGCATCTTCCTTCTATTCCTTCCGTTGGTACTATATCAGAAATAAACTGGTCTTGTCCGAAAGGTAAAGCGTTCGGCACTACATGAACGTTTTTATTTAGGCTCTGTATCTTATCCCTTAACTTTTCGTTGGTAGCAGTTACCATATCAGCTGCCATGATGTAGTCCATAATCTGCTGCGTAGGGTAGCCATGTTTTAAGATATGCCATTGGTCTAAATGCCAGTAATCATCTACATCTACCACCAGCTTGAACCCATGTTTAGCTTTACTTTCCATGACTTCGTGCAGCGGCTTCACCTTGTTTTCTTCAAATATGCAGCGATTAATTAGAACTATGTCATAACCCTGCTCCAGTTCTTTCTCATAAAGCGTATCTGAAAAAAAAGCCTTTTCACGCTTCAGGAAAGCTATCGGCAGGAATAACCTGTGATAACTTACACCGCTGAACCTATCCCCTACAGCCATTATTCGCATGGTGCAGCTTTTAGGTTAACCTCTATTGTTTCACCTGATAGTATCCTATCCAAAACATCGTCTAACATCTCACGCTGCTGTGGCTCTAACAAGCTGCATTTTTCAGCTATCGAAACATAAGCAAAGACATCGCTTTGCATTTCCTTTCTAAACCCTTCCCGTACTTCATCACAAAAATGTGGGTATGTTCTCATGTCTAATAATACCCACTTCATCTTTTTACTATACTCACCGAACTTTGCTGCTCCACGTGAGCCGCCATGCTTTCTGTTTGATTCCCTTACAAAATCATCCATGTATTCAATAGCTGCACGTAGATGATGGATTGCTGACATAACGCTACCTTTCATATTTGTTTGTGTTTTGTGTTCTTTCCAATAACATCGCCCATGGTGTAGGAAGTCCCGGCATCCGCTTAACCTCATAGCCTAAACCCTTAAAGAAGAATACCCATTCTTCAGGAGGCAAAATATGTATATGCCCCCACATTGCATCAAACTCCGGGTTGCTGTATGGTGTGCTGCTAAATAATATCAGCCTTGGTGTAACCCGGCTAAAGAAGTACCGCAATTCTGCTTCCGTCATGTGTTCTGCCACTTCAATCATTAACAGCAGTTCAGTTGTAAATATTGTTTGTGTTTGGACAAGGTGCGGAAACTTTTCGAACATATACCGCCTGTGTTCTTCCCATATTTCATAGGCGAAAACTGGCTTGCCTAATTCATGGAAGGCATTGCTGTAAAGCCCAGTACCTGCACCAAAATCAAATACATCTGTATATGGCTCGGTAATACATTCAGCTGTTTTGCGTGCTAATTCTCTGAACGCTGGGTTATCAGCACTAATGCCCATCTCTAACTCTAACTTTAAAAACTCGGCAGGTGTTATAGTCATGCTTTCGGCTTTCTTCCTCTTTTCTTTAATTCAACGGGTGCAGCATTCGGGTCGGGCTGTATTGTGTCCAAGTCATCTGGAAAGACAAAAGCCTTTGCTTTCTGATTATCAAAGTGGTTGCCCAACCTAATAAGCATATCAAAAACGCAGGAAGAACAATAGTAGGTTAATGCAAAATGTGGGTCAAGGTATGTTTGGTACAGCCTTTCGTATTCAGCCAATACTCCATGCGGAATATTACGAGTGAACCCCAACTTTACGGATTCAAAGTTTATGATATGCTCCTGACAAAAATCTATTTCCTTTTGTGTCATTTAGTAAAATTAATATTTTGAATAAAGTTTTTAATTGGATTTACCAATGCCCCAGCTAGGCATGATACTATTATGAATGTAAGCGCAAAAGACGGCACAAATTGAAAGCCTAACGCTAACCATGTAGATAAACACATTAAGCAATTGAAAGGCTTAAAATCAAGCCGTAAAGCCTTATGCATTCGTGCCATTTCTATAAAGTAAACCGCTGCCAATATAGCCGCAAATAAGATTTGTAGCTGGTGGATTAATTCGCTCATTCAGTAGGTTTTAACAAAGTTAGTGTTATTCTTTTATTTTTTCTTTAATCTCTGACTTTATTTTCTTGCGGGCATCGCTTATAGTCTTGCTCAAACTTCGATATGGTATCTTTGTTCGCCTACTTAATTCGCTAATATTCTTCAGTTCTGCAAACTGTTCCATAACGCTTTTTTCGTACCAATGCAGCCCACCCATTGCCTCCTCAACCCTTGCAAAGGCTTCTTCATTGCTTTCTTGTTTATCCTGCAATTCGGTAAAGCCTTCTGGTAATTCGTCTACATATTTCCTGTATTTATTGAAAAATGTGCTTCTGTCTGACTTTATCATTGTCAACATAGTCCGCACCAAATAAAACTTTAAAATCTTCCTTTCGTGCAAATCTATTAGACGGGTTGCATCCATTTGGCAAAGAACCATAAACATTTCACTTCGCAGGTCATCCTGTAACTCAACAGGGCGCATTTTCCCTATTGCTTCGCTTATGTCCGCATCATTGTAAAGCCTTGTTATTATTTCATCCCGTCTATCCAATAGTCCAGCTTAATTTTACCTTCTACCTGATGCGCCACAATACACAAACAACCTGCCGCATTTGCTCTACTCATAAATAGCAACTGGGCCTCGCTGAACTTGTCGTTAATCGTTTTGACCTCACAATAGACAGCCTGCCCTGTTTGCTTATGATAGCCGATAATATCACTTACGCCCTTTTCCCCTATAAACTTCCGCCCCGGTACAGATAAATTGTTATTTCGCCAAACATAGTACCCCCATGCGTTCAGCACTTCTAAAGCGTGCTTTGTTATTTGCGAAGCCGTCAGGTCTGCCATTGGTTACATTTTAACTGCAAAGCCTTGGGTTATCATCTTAATGTTTACATCCGTTCCGTTGGCTTTTATAACTACCACAGGTCTGCCGTATTTATCAAGCCCGGTACTTATGATGTCAACCGATTGACCAACGGGTAAATTCTCCATTAACGCAGCCTTTGAAGTCTTGCCTGCATCCTCTGACATTTCAGGTGCATTAATCCCAGCCATCCGGCAGTTTGCCGTATAGGATAACCTAAAGCCCAAGTCTATGGTCAGGTTAACTGTGTCCCCGTCTACAACTCGGTTAACTATCGCTTTGTAGTTGTACATGACTATTTCTTTACAATTTGATATGAAGCAAAGGTACTGCCGTTTTTCGTTACCATTTGGGTAATTATGGGTAGCCCTGACCGCTTCAGCTTAAATATTACGCTGGCAAGCCTCATGCTTCCGAATTTTTCATAAGCCTGTGCAGCTGTTAACTTTCTGCCTGCTTCAAGATGCCTTTGGATTTGCTCCTGCTGTGTTCTTTGCTTTTTCATGTTATAGATTTTTAAATTGTGTTTCAAGTGCTGACAAATTATTTTGATATTCTGATAATACTTTATTCAAAAAAACATTAAATGTTTCTTTGCTTAATTTTACTGCCTTCTTCTGATAATCTTTAGTT